CGCACCTGCGGTGCTTTGGTCGCACCTGCGGTGCTTTGGTCGCACCTGCGGTGCTTTGGTCGCACCTGCGGTGCTTAGCGGCGCTTGGAATAGCGTCCGCGCGAGTTGCGCTTACGTGTACCCTTGTTCTTCTTGGTAAAACGTCCCTTGGCATTGCGTGTGTACTTCATGGTTTTTCTAAGAGTGTTTGAGAAAAAATTCCGGGAATATTGGATTTCATAAAACTTACACCGATTTAATCGTAATCCTTGCACACAGGATTTCTAGACCCGCATCATCTAGCCAGGTTATCGTAGTTTCGACTTTACCAGATAGCGTAATTTCCGCAGTGGATTCTTGGTGATGATAGCCGGCGAGAAGCGGGCAGGGATCGCCAGATTTCATAACTTCATCGCAAAGTTGACTAGATGACGAATACGGAAATCCATTGTATGAAACATCGTATTTCACCGTACCGCCCTGAATATCCTCATCCAAATCAAAGTCGAATACAGTCGTCAGATTATCCCCTTTCGTCGGTTTATCGTTCGAAACGCTCACGACGAAATTCTTTGCGAGCGCATCCGGGGATGAGCAAACTTCAGCACCCGTCAGAATCGGCTCTAAATCCATAATTTGAAGGAACGTAAAAGCATTCGCTACCGCAAACGTCGCGAGGAGCAAAGAACGAACCATTGTATGCGAATTGAGTATTGGAGAATTAGGTCTCAAATTTTGCCGAATTTTATGACCAATCCACGACGAGTACACCGGAATCCATATGAATTTTTGAATCCGGAAAATATCGTTGTAGCTCCGAAATAAGCGATTCTATAATTGAATGCGGTAGATTCGTAAGTGTAAAAAGAGTTTTGGGCGCTGAAAAATCAATATTTGTAAATCTATACTCCGATTTGTTGAGACGCGCGCATTCTAAAACCTCATTTGCTATTCTACGACTCCAGTGTTCCAAACATTTCTTTCGCTCCTTCTCGATGAATAAGCGACCGTAACTTTGTAATTGCGCCTTTGTTTTTGGGAACTCCATTCTGCTTGACGTTTCACATCATTCTAGAAAGGCGGTCAGAACGCGATTTAACGACGATTATTACGACGTGTTTTACGGGCTTTACGTTTCGTTAGATTTCTTCCGGTTTTACGTAATGTAACTCCGTGCTCTTGTCCGGCGTTATAAGCACTAATAGAACGTTGGTTTAATGTAACACGCGGTCCGTTATTCGCAGATACAGTTGTGGCTCTACGAGCAGAACCAGAACCAGAAGCAGAACCAGAAGCAGAAGCAGAACCAGAAGCAGAAGCAGAAGCAGCCTCTTCCGCTGCCGCTAAAAGAGGTGCGCTCGCAGCAGCGCGTTCTGCTACAATCGGTAGAACTTGCGCTGCTGTAACAGGCGCACCGTTATTTCGTCGTTCGACCTCTCGGATAGCAGCTTGTATAATTTGACCTCCTACAGCTGCTACACGTGGACTCGTTTCAACTCTTCGCCTACATGTTGCACGATCGATTCCGCAAAATCGAGTCACACGTTCAATAGCTGTATCAACTACAGCATAACCTGCCAATAACATTATAGTTATCATAAGTCCTTCTCCCATTGCTGCCATTGTCCTACCAAATACATACAAAAAATGATTCCTCCGTTTAACACAATCAACCAAGTACAATGATTGTATCCGTAAAACGTTATGATTCCGCATACACTCTCTACGATAACGCTGGTCAGAGTAAAGAGTATTCAGACGCCGTACCCCATACCTGGTTACACGGCGATACAGTAAATCCAGATTCGGGTGTAATTATAAAACGCGCAGCGACTCATAAAAATCTTGTAGGAATCGTAGATTATGTGAATCGCACCGGGATGGGATTTACGCCGCGCAATATTCCACTCTATCTCTGGTATCCGCTGGATACACGTTATCCACCAATGCTTGTGAGTTCAAAAGATAAACCTACAACGAATCAGATTGTGACCGTAATGTGCGAGCATTGGGACGATAAACGACCGCGTGCTGGCATAACAGCACGAATCGGAGATGTAGGAAACATAGAGGTCGAACTACACGCATTACGTATAAGAACCACACCCATTCTCAAACCTCCTACAATTCTATCTGCGTATCCGATTCCCGATTATGCGACATATGAAACGATTGTTTGGGATAGAGTATTTCATATTGATCCACTGGGATGTGAAGATGTGGATGATATAATTGCGTGGCGCGCAGTCGATGCCGGTTATGAATTTGCGATTGGTATTGCGGATGTAGCGGCATGGGTTACCCCGGGAAGTGCGATTGATATCTACGCTGCGACAATCGGGCAAACAATATATACAAATGGTGCTGTAACTATGCCTATGCTCCCTACATCTCTCTCCTCGAATGTAGCATCGTTACGCGCGGATGGGAATCTTCGCCCTGTTCTCGCATTGTGTTTTACAGTTACGGATGGTGTTATTGTATCGCAAACGTGGCGAAGACTTGTAACTACGATACACACGTGTTTTACATACGATTCCGTCTATGCAGATACGGAGGTTTGTGCGAAAGTCACGGCATTTGTGAAGGCGCTCTGCGGTCGCTGTTCTGGTGATTCACACGATTGGATTGCGGAATTGATGATTGCGTACAATAAAGAAGCAGGGTCATTGTTGCGACTATGGCGTTGCGGTATTCTTCGCGCACATTCAGGTATTACAAATACAGAATGGTCGGAACTCGCTGCGAAAACGGGTTGTAAGGAACTCGCCTGGTTTGGTTCTGCAGCTGGACGCTTTGTACGCGCAGATGGCGATGATGTAGCCCATAATGGACTCGGTGCTGCTGCGTACGCGACCGCATCCTCGCCTCTACGTCGTTACGCTGACCTCGTTAATCAACGCATACTTGTACACCGATTGTTCGGTATCGGCGATGCGAATCCAGCAATTCCATGTGAACCCTGGCAACTCAATGAACGCGCGCGTATTGTCAAACACTATGAACGCGATCTCTGGTTTCTTACAAATCTACGAACCGATACAATTACTGAAGTACACGGAATTGTCGTACGAATGAAAGCTGATTCGGTATGGGTCTATGTAGGGATTTGGAAACGTATGGTGAAAATACGAATTGAGACAACGACACTAATTGAAATCGGTACAGATGTTCTTGTACGTGCTTTCACAAACTTACGCGCTACGTCCTTTGAACATCGTATTGTGTGCTCAATTAATTTGTAAACAATCCACACGATTGCTGTAAATCCTCAATCGCATTTTCCGATATTTCCGCAGCGGAAATCGGCTGATAGGGAAAAATAATTGTTGAGAAAAACATATATTCGTAGGCAGCGAGCATAAGGACCATGCCAATATTTTCCACTAACATCGTTTTCCATTGAATCTTTATTTTTTTGTATAGAACGCAGGCGGAAATGAGTACAAACACAGTTCCAAAACACCCTACATAAATCCACGCTCGTACAAATAAATTACTATTAAAGACTTTACGATGCTCAAATGCGATTTGCCCTTGTTGTATAGTTTGAGTTGAATTTATGAATAAGGAAAGAATATCGGTTGCGACTAAGGCTTCGCTTGGTGTAAAATTTGTACATGAATCCACAGCCGAATTAATAAACCCACCGACCGTTTTTTCAATCCCACTATCTTCCAGTGTGCTTACATAAATAAAGAAAAATAGGGATTCAAATACCGATATTAAAACAATATGAAATAAGAATCGCATAACTGTATTAAGGGAGTACAGGAATATTTCGTTATTGACTTCAAGATTCTCTGTGGATACAGGGCTATCTTTTGCGTTTTCAAATCGCGATAGATTTTCATCGCTGTACGCAAAACTTTCGCTCAGCGCCATAGGTCTCTTGAGCCTATTTGCTAAACTGACTTTTGCATTGATACTGCCACGTAGTTCTTCAACATCTTTCATTTCAACAAAGACGGCATCCATCTTACAATGTCGTCTTGAATATATTGGGGAATGCTGACCAAAAATTGATAAATTGAATCTTTGTATAAAGTCTGTAGATACAATGCGATTCTTGAGTAATGATATTCCTAGTGAGCAACTTCAACATCTTAATGATACTGTGAAGGTATTATCGGACCACCCTTGGTTAGCCGAAGATGTGACGTTGTATATCCGTGATGATAAAGTTGTATTCTGTTCAAAAAAAGGTTTTCGGTTTCGTCGTATTGAAGAATCAGTTGTACAAACTGTTTCTACGGAACTCTACACTCCAAACAATTGTCTATGTTCTGTATTTAGCCTATCGGATGCTACACCGGATATTGTACAAAAACTTATGAATTCGTTGTCTGAGAAGCACGGAGTCAAACTTGTGAATACAATTGATTCCGTTCTTGTATCGTATGAGGGAGATACGTTGATGTTGCTGAATCTTCCAAGTGGAATTCTGCGTCATATGATGGCACCTTCGGGTGGTCTAATGCGCACGTATTTTGGGGGCGTGGTTTCGGACCTTCGTAAAATTCCTATGCTTCTCAATTACGGTAATCTACCAGATACAGATAACCATTATGCGGGTTGTTTAACAACGGAATACAAAGCGGGTGGATTAGACTCTGTGACTGCGTTTCATTATAATCTTGTTCGCGAAGTTGTTGCGAATCCTGGACTCGGTATAAGCTTGAGTCGTATAGCGACGTGGGATGCATAAACTTATTCTTGTTTCCTTACATTCAAATCTTTGGATTTCAATGTAAGAATTAAAACGTGAATATGCCATTTCGCAGAATTGAACTGCGGACCTTCTCTTTACAAGAGAGACGCTCTACCACTGAGCCAAAACGGCAGTCAATCTAGTTCAAGTATTTTTTTGGTGAATTTAAACGCACTATGCGCCTTCGCCTGGACCTGCAATTTGATATTCGGGTCCTAGTTTTTGTAGAAGTGCTTTATAATCACGTATGACAATGCGATAGAGTTCTTTAAGGCGATTCACCGTTGCTCGTCGTGTGCCTGCTACCACTGCTCTTGTTGCTCCTGTTGCTCCTGTTGCTCCTGTTGCTCCTGTTGCTCCTGTTGCTCCTGTCACTCTGTTATTTCCACGCGTTCTTGTATTTGTACGAACTGTTGTATTGGCACGTATTCCTCGTCGCGCGGCTTCTAATTGGTTTTGTAATTCAAGAATTTGCGCTTGGCTTGCTTGTCTGTTTATTTCCATTTGCGCAATCGTATTTCGTGCGCGTTGTATAATTTCACGCGTACGGGCGTTTGTTGGTGGCGGGCTTGCTGCTCCAGTAGCAGGAGCAGCAGTAGCAGCAGTAGCAGCGCTTCCAGTAATACCTGTAGCAGAACTCGTAGCTGCTATTTGTGCTTGAAGAGCCGCGAGTTGTTCCTGTTTTTGGGATAATTCAGTCGTTAGACGTTCTATTTGCCGTCTTGCATTCGGATCTCTTGAATTACTTTGTAAAGCGGCAATTTGTGTGTTTAAACCTTGTGCTCTTGCCGAAAGAACGCCATACCTACTTGTCAGATCTTGGAATAGACCTTGATTATATGTTAAACGTCCTTGTAAAATGCGTTGTGCTTCTAATGCGGCATTGCGTTCTGCGAGTGCGGCATTTCTTTGGGAACGTAATGCTCTAGGCGAATTATTTGAACCGTTTTGTTCTACGGGTTCTGCATTTCGTAATGGGTTTGTTATAATTGTACCTCGTGCTACCGAAGGGGCGGTATGAGCTCCAGCGGCACGTGAAGCCACCCCAAGTTGTTGTAAGGGATTTGCTATAACTGTGCCTTGTGATGCCGCTGTAATGGGTGGTACGCCCAGGGGACGTGAAGTCATCCCAAGTTGTTGTAAGGGATTTGTTTTGACTGTATCTTGTGCTGCAGAAGGCGCAGCCGTTCCTTTAATGGCAGTCGCAGCAGCCGTTCCTGTAGCAACCCCTAGTTGCTGTAAGGGGTTTGTTTTGACTGTATCTTGTGCTGCCGAAGGGGCACGAGGTGCAGCGTCTGAGCTACCTGAAGCCATCCCAAGTTGTTGTAAGGGATTTGCTGTAACTGTGCCTTGTGCTGCCGAAGGGGTAGAAACAGCGCCAGCCGTTCCTGTAGCAAGCCCATGTTGGTGAAATGGGTTTGCTATGACAGCGCCTGCGGCTCCCGCCATGGCACGTCGTTGTTGACAAATTCTTCTTCCAGCCTCACATTCTGCGTGCATCCGTGCTCGAGCAGCCGGGTCTGAAGACCCTCCGCCATGAGCTGGTCCTCCTTCCACACATATTGGACAAGGATCAATTCTTTGAGGTGCTGCGACTGCTAATCCCGCACGTCCATGTACGGGATTCTCAATTACTCGCTCAGCTGTAGTGCTTGCTTTTGAAGATGAAGCACCCGCGACTCTTTCTGCGATTCCTGCGATTCCTGGTCCTTGTAACGGATTCTCTTTTACTCGCTCAGCTGTAGTGCTTGCTTTTGAAGATGAAGCACCCGCGACTCTTTCTGCGATTCCTGCGATTCCTGCGATTCCTGGTCCTTGTAACGGATTTCTGATGACTCTGCCTTCTGGTTGAGAAGATGAAGGAGCACGTGCGATGGTTGATTCTGCTACCGTGTTCGTGTAAGGAATAAAACTTGTATTTTCATAAAGTGGTCCTACATTTTGGGATTGTGTTCGTGGATCTCTTTGATTTCTCCATTTATTACGATATACGCTCATAGGTTTGAAACCTGTTGGCATTTGTGCTTGTTGTGGTGTTCTTGTTGCTGTTGTTGCTATTGGCGATGCTCGTCTATTGTTTTGTCTTCGTGTAAATTGTGGCAATATACGACCTAGCAAAGAAGGTTCACCAACACCAGAATAACCGGCTGCTGTCACATTTACAGCAGGCGCAGGCGCAGTCGCAGGCGCAGTCGCAGTCGCAGGCGCAGTCGCACCACTATTTTTCTTTCGTGTCCCCCAAGAAAAAGGATTGAACCATGACGCTCCTCCGTCTGCTCCTGCGCCTGCGACTGCGCCTGTTCCTGCTGTTACTGCTGTTACTGCTGTTACTGCTTTTCCTGCTTTTCCTGCTGTTCCTGCGCCTGCGACTTCTCCTGCGCTATGACTAGGTGTTGCAGCTGTTACTTCAGGCGTAGCAAGAGCTCTTTGGGCTGCGTTATGTCTCGCGATTTGTTCGGCTAATATACGCGCAGCCTCTGTTTGACGTTGTTCCAATGCTGCGATTGCCGAATCTGCTGCTGCTATTGCTCCTGTAACTGTAGTTTCATTACTGGTCGTACCCTTACGATATCCTTTACTAATTTCCCATTCGCGTATAAGTTCGCCATTGTTTTCCAACAGTTGATTCGCCCTAGCAACAACTCTATCAAACTTATTAAAATTAGCATATCCGCGTTTATTTGCGTTTGTTGGCGTGCGTAATTCTTGTAAGTTTTTAAGTAAATATTTCAAATGTTGAATGCGAAATTTGTCATTTATGAGTGAAACTTCAGCGTTTATCTGACTTTTTGTTTTTATTTTTGTTTGTTTACGGGCATTAGCTATAAGTTGATTTCTAAAAGTTATAGGCGAACCCACTATTATTTTTGTGCGTGTTTTCAACCGCAATATATATTGATTCAAAATATCCTTTATTAATTCGTAATCCCATTCTTCAATGGGAACTACATTATTTCCCCGTTCCGCCATTTACTTTAGCGAAGTAAATTAATCCATAAATAAGATATTTGCTAAACTCTTCTCAAAGCGTATCCAATTTGTACCGACTAGAAATACCGAAACTGTAAATTCATTTGCTGTATCCGCAGGTTGCGCTATCGTTAAATTCAATCGCATATCTGTGCGGCTCGCGTTAATAGACCCTGTTGGGTCAAATATAGCAGGATTCTCGGCGAAATTATATCCATATATGTAATTTCCCGCCGCACGAATACCACCGGGAAGATGTACGTTACTCTTGAATCGCCACCACGCTTCACCCTCATCCGCCCAGACCGCCGTTCCTATCATCAATTGCGCACGTAGTAATAACGGTTTGACAGGATTCCACGTAGAGTCGGGATTCAAGGTGCCAGAATAATTTGTATAATCGCTATAATTCTCTACAGCCGATTTCAATCGTACAAAAAAAAGTAATTGTCGAATTGGACCGTTTGCGTGTGTCAGCGGTAACGCAATACGAATTGAATCACCTGTAGGCTTATTTACGACATATTTCAAGGGTTCAGCGTACGTTTCTTCAACAACTGGATTCATAAGTATTTCATGCGGTCGTTCAGGGTCTAAGTACGCAGCTCTCAAATCGCCATCAATATGGCTCAACCCACATACAATATCTGCCGTTTCAAACGATGGAACGGATGAATTCACTTGTACTTGTACAATCTTTTTGAATGGAAACGAACAATCACGAACAGGAAGTATAGTATTGATAGGTGATTCTTTACAATCCTTTGAATTCGTTACTTTTCGCACAACTTCAGGAAAGCTACGAAACGTTATATTAAAACGAACTGGACCCTTGCACGAAAGAAGTGGAAACGCAGCATTTGTAAATTTAGAAAACCAGAAAGGTAAATAACAATATACGTATCCATCTTCGGATGCTTTGAATTGTTGAAACGTCAATTGTGCACGATTATTAAACAATCCGTCATCAAACCCCGTTCCCCGTGATACCGATTGCTGCGTTTTGCTCCATACATCCATCCAATCACCACTAAATGTTTCAATCACAACGCCATCCACTTCCATTTCTGCGCGCTCAATTGCGGCTGTACCAAGACTATTCGCCCATATCCAAAAATTCGCAGGGTCATTCGGTATCCAATCCGCAATATCGGGACCAATGTGTTGTTGCGCGCTCTGAGGTAACCAACTCATCGGTTTGAGCCGTATGGCTATCCAATTTAAAAAATCGCCTTCCCATGGATTCGGTACTGTGAATACGACGCGTTGCGCCCAATTCGGGCTACCTGCGAATGCCCATGTCGCCGTTTCTTTCGTATAATTATGATACGGTTTTGGCGTTTTATAAAACTGGGTTTGTTCGCAATCTGCGGGATATGCGTACGCGTCAAAATCTGTACGATCCACTAGACTGACTATTTTCTTAAGTTCTGCCATTCTTCTTGATTAAAGCGTAATATCTTTAAGGGCTATTCAAAGGGGGGATATCTCCCCCCCTTTTGAAGCCCCCTGCGAGGAAATCCATGAATATAGATTAGTATCATTAACATTGTATAAACATAAATTACATTACTGTTTATGATACTAATTAATCATAAAGTATTAATTGGAGCTATCCAGCCCTAGGCTATTCAACAATTCTGTTCTTGTTCCAAATAATCTTAAATCCTTTCATAGGGAATCTTGATTCATCTTTAATCTGTTTTTTCCTTTTTGGAAGATTTTCACTTGTTTTCATACTTTTCATTCCGTAATAATAACTGTAGGCATCTGCCCATTCGAGTTCATTCATAGTTGGAGGAAACAGAGTACGTGGAACATAGGTGTGGTCTAACATAAAATATACATACTTCGTTCCGAGGAGCACAGGATACGGAACTTGGTTTGCACCAACATACGAGTAATACGCTTCAACCTCATCGTCCATCGTAAATTGGTATATTGCTAGACCAATGAACATGTATGTATTCCCCTTGACGTGAAGAAGAACACTATTGCCCTCGTCCCCTTCCTCAAACCATTTGTACAATGTCTCTTTACGTTTTTCTTCTTCTTTAGGTACTTGACCGGGATATATATCTTCTACAGTAACTTTCTTCACAAGTTCTCGGTAATCCACATCGCCCCAATCTTCGCCCACAATAACCGCATTGTAAATTTCTACCGATTTTCCATTTATTTCAACGCGAAATTGGTTGGTTCCATTATCAAGAATCAAATAGGATTTCTTGAATTTACGTTTCGTATTGAGTTTTCGTGTTTGTTGTACTTTCATCCATTTGTAAATTCCCCGTGAATCTGCCTTGGATACATAGTTTCCATCGTTTCCTGCTTTAGTCATATCCTTACATTCTTGTGCGTGGTATGCCGGTGATTTTCGAGTTTGATACTTTGTGGACATAACTTCCTCGCACGGCATTCTACTCTCGCCTACGTTTTCTTCATAATTTTCAATACGAAAAAATATTATGTTTTCGTATTGATTTTAATAATTCACATCCTCAATTGGTCCATTGTGATGTGCAACTTACACAAATATATTGAAATTTGAGGTTCGTCGGGTCAGTTTTGATATATATAACATCACGATGTGCACTATCGGCTTGTGAAGGACATTCGGCTTTTGGGCACGTCGGTGCGTTTGTACCGCGAAGATGAGGAAGTGTTGGGTCATTCAGTGTATAGGAATTGACATTTATACCGGATGCTGCTCCGCCAGCAGAACTGCCAGACCGAAAATTCGTTTCCAACATCAAGGCTTCCTCCTTTGTTTTTGGTTCAAGAAGTTCTCTATATCCACACGCCTTACAGATATAGGAAACGGGTCCGCCTTCATCAGCATGTAAATATAGCATAAATCCACAGCGGCAAAAACGCATTCTATCTATTCTATTCAGTGAATGATTTAGATAGTATCAATTTTGTGTGTTTTAGGAGGAACACATCAGGCATTCTTTTTCTGTTTCTGTTTCTTTTTCTGTTTCTGGTTTTTCTGGTTTTTCTTCTGCTCCTTTTGCTTTCATCGCAGTCGGTTCAACCGTAAATTTCTGCGCACTCGCAACCGCCCGTGTTCGCAAATAATAAATACCCGTTTTGAGTCCCTTACGCCACGCGTAGAAATGCATGCTCGTGAGTTTTCGGTAATCAGGGTCACCTAGGAATAGGTTCAGTGATTGGCTCTGGCAAACGTACGGACCGCGGTCCGCTGCCATATCAATCAGCGTTTTCTGTTTGATTTCCCAGACCGTTTTGAAGATTCGCTGAATATCCTCAGGAATCATAGGCAAGTTCGCAACAGACCCGTTATTTCCAACAATTGCGTCTTTAATTTCCGGCGTCCACAATCCTTTGAGGACAAGCGCAGATACGAGATGTTTATTGATGACGATAAACTCACCTGCGAGCGTACGACGCGTGAAGAAATGGGTCGCGTAGGGTTCAATACATTCGCAGTTTCCGAGGATTTGACTTGTCGATGCAGTCGGCATTGGTGAAATGAGGAGCGAATTGCGAAGTCCGATACGTCGTACATCGTTTACAAGCGCGTCCCAATCAAGTCCCTCATCCTTTAACGGCTCTACATTCCATAGGTCATATTGTAGTTTTCCATTATATGCTGGACTTCCTACATATGTTTCGTATTTCCCTTCCGTCGCTGCGAGACTACAACTCTGCTCTACTGCCGCATAATACATATGCGCAAATATACGTTTATTGAGTACGGCGGCTTCATCGGATTCCCATGCTAGACCTAGTATCGCGAAGACATCGGCGAGCCCTTGAATTCCCAGACCAACCGGTCTATGGCGCATATTGGATAGTTTTGCCTCCGGAATCGGATAGTAATTTATATCAATTACCCGATTCAAGTTGCGAATTGCGATACTTGTAACGCGACGCAGTTCCTTAAAGTCAAACACGCCGTCTTTGATAAACGCAGGAAGGCTGAGTGAGGCTAGATTACAGACTGCGGTTTCTTTCGAATCACTGTATTCTATAATTTCCGAACAGAGATTACTGGATTTAATAACGCCTAGATTCTGCTGATTGGACTTGAGATTCGCCGCATCCTTATAGACTAGATACGGTGTGCCTGATTCAATTTGCGAATCCAGAATTTGGAACCAGAGTTTCTGGGCTTTCATTGTTGTGCGACCACGTCCCTCACGTTCATAGCGTTCATACAATTCTTTGAAGTCTTTACCGACAACATCGGATAGACCTGGTGCTTCACTCGGACAGAACAGTGTCCAATCACCGTTCGCATCTACACGTTCCATAAAGAGGTCCGGTACCCAGAGTGCATAGAATAGGTCGCGTGCGCGCTCTTCCTCCGCGCCAGTGTTTTTCTTCATATCTAGGAAATGTTCTACATCCGCGTGCCAGGGCTCTAGATACATTGCGAAGGAACCGTTGCGTTTACCGCCACCTTGGTCGACATAGCGTGCCGTATTATTAAACACCCGAAGCATCGGTACAATTCCGTTACTCACACCACCTGTACCCTTAATTAACGCACCCTGTGCGCGAATATTACTCACATGAAGCCCAATACCACCACCGTATTGACTAATCAAGGCGCAATCCGTAAGAGACTTATAGATTCCCGCAATAGAATCTTCCGTACCGAGCAGAAAGCAACTACTCAGTTGTGGGCGTTTCGTACCGGCATTGAATAGCGTCGGTGTCGCGTGCGTATAGTATTTCTGACTCATTAGGTCGTAGGTTTCAAAGGCTTTGGGTAGGTCGTGTAGCCAGAGCCCGAGTGCCACTCGCATCCAGAGATGCTGCGGTCTCTCAACGGGTTTCCGTGCGGTATCACGTAGCAAATAAGCACGTTCTAGCGTTTTGAATCCGAAGAAATCCAGGTTGAAATCGCGTTCATAGCAAATATGAGCTTCGATCTCTGCTGTATTCGCCCTGACGACACGACTGAATTCCGGATCGATGAGGGAAGCATTCGTACCGGTTTTATCCTTCACAGCCTCTAGTAGACCAACTAATTCCAACATTGTCTTCGGTGTATTTTTCTGATGATTACTAATTGCGATACGTGCGGCGAGTTGTGCGTAATCCGGATGGATAGTTGACCAACTGTACGCAAGGTTTGCCGTGATATTATCCAATTCCGTTGTCGTAATACCATCGACGATACGCGTGAGAACACCCTGTGCAACCTTAGTCACATTGACCGCGAGCCCTACCGATGCTTTCGCAATACGTTCCTGAACTTTATCGAATGCGACCGCCTCCATATCCCCATTGCGCTTCACGACATTCATATTCTGTTCGTTCGTATTCATTTTCCTATCGTTTCATGAAACGCAGTTTGCCCCTCAAATTTTTTGAATATCCTCTTTAAAGGGATGTTAGTACAATTAACGATTGGTTTTGCTATAGCCGGTATAGTTTTCATAGTCTTTGGATTCTTCAGTGATTACCTACGTAGTCTGAAGCCTTGGACCGAGGAATTCGCAAATATGAAAGGGACGAATGAGATAACGCCGGGTGGTACGGAAGACGTATCTGTGTTATCGCCAGGATACGCTATGAGTCCTACACACGAGAAACTCGTAGAATCTGCTGCGCTACCTGCAATGAGCACAGGTGTTGCTGAGGCGAATTGGGGCAAACTGAATTCTGAAATGTGTTATCGTGCTGATATTGGCGAATCGTTGAAAAAGACAGGCAATTACCTACAACGTACGAATAACTACAAACGGGAACACCCCGATTCGTGTTCAGCTCCCTCACATGAATTTATAGGAACATTCTATACACCTGTGGATGGTGTTGGTCGCAAACCTGCTTCGGGTACAAACTACCCGCCTTCAACACAGGGTTGTACTAGGGATGGATAGCTCCAATGTATACTATATGAAAATTACTGGGCGAGGTTGTAAACTTTTTCAATGTTTTGGATTTTTAAAATTTGTCAGTATTATAACACTGACAAATTTATAAGTTACTTTCATAGTATTGTAACCCGCATTGATGAACTAAATCCATTCAGTAAAGCCGAAATGGTGACGTTTCCTTTCGCAATACCCTTTATTTGCCCTGAATTACTTACAGTTGCTATGGCATTATTACTAGATGACCATGTAACTATTTGATGTGTTGCGTTCTCCGGTACTACTTGCGCACTGACTGATTGTATTGTTCCTTTCATAATGGATGTGGAAGACTGATGTAGACGAATTGCGGTCACAGGAACGACGACAGTTATAGTACTAGTGGCTACTGTTCCCTCTGCTCCCTCTGCTCCCTCAGCTTTTGCCGTTATAGTCGTTGTACCACTTGAAATTCCCACGACTTCCCCTGTAGAGTGAATAGTTGCTACAGCCGCATTCGAACTCGACCAAATTACTGCTGTTTGTTCTGATGTTTTCGGTAAAACATTGGCTTTCATCGTAATACTTGCTCCAATATTCAATGTACATTGTCTAGGGCTTACTGTTACATACTTTGAACGTAACACATTTGACGTGTTCGGTAGGGGAGCTGGTACAGCCGTACCTGTCGCTGGTTCTGTCGCTGGTACAACAGTACCTGTCGCTGGTTCTGTCGCTGGTTCTAACACACGAGGCGCATTTGGCGCACGTGCAGGAGCGGCGCTCACATTTACAACTACCGATGATGATTTACCACCGCTCGTTGTTGTGACACTTATCGTAACTCTACCAATTTTAATACCCGTCACTAATCCTGATGCGCTAATAGTCGCTATGGATGCATTACTGCTTGCGAAGCGTACCGTTTTAATTGTAGCATTGGTCGGTAAAACAGTATAGGTGATTTGTAAAGTCGAACCAACATTCACTGATACGGGAGTCGTATTTGTAATAGCAATACTTGATACTGCAACTGCTGAAACAGTCGCTGTTGCTGTTGCTTTTTTATTGCCATTTTGCGTTGTTACTGTAATTGTAGCAGACCCTAATGCGATTCCTGTGACTAAACCCGTCGTCGCATTTACACCTGCTATAGAAGCGTTACTGGACGCATAACTGACTGTTTTATTTGTAGCATCAACAGGTGCCACAGTCGGTATTAATTGAAACGTTGTTCCAATCTTTAACGGAATCGTTGTAGCATTTAACGAAACACTCGTTACCGGAATTGTAACAGTTACAGGGACTGTTACGGATATAGGGCTTCCTGTCGCAGCGCCTAATGCTGTCACAATAATAGATGTTGAACCGGTTCCTGTTACACCCGTCCAAGTAGGTGTGACTAAACCCGATGAACTTACTGTGGCAATAGCAGTATTTTGACTTGTAAATGTGATTGCGCGGTTTGTAGAATTCGTCGGCGTAAGTGTTGTTGTAATTTGAAACGTTGTTCCTTTATCAATCGATATGGATGTTGAATTCAATGTCAAACCTGTTACATTGACTGTAGTACCGTTGATGCTCGCTAATAAGCGTGTACCGATAATACTGCCGAATCCCGTACAGTTGTCGTAACCAGTTTTTGCTGTATAAGCCCCAATACTCCCTGTTAAGACATCATTGTAATTTGAGGATGCTACACTATAGAATAAGGGAGTTACAAATCTATTAATATTTCCTAACGCAATAAACGCAGCCATCGCGGGTGAAACTATACTCGTTCCACCATATATTTGTACTTGACCACCAACTGTATAGTATGAACCTGTATTCGGATCTGCGTCTAACGCGATATCCGGCGTTGCGCGCCCAGACGCAGTTATAGCCGACTGATACGAAGGTTTTGCAAACTGCCGACTTATACCACCACCTCCCGATGACCAAGTGACTTCCCTCGTTTGTGAATCGTACGTGCGGTTGGGACATACAAGGTTGGTTCCACCGCACGCAACAACATACGGTGACGACGATGGAAAATCAACGGTTGTTGTGCTTGTGCCATCTGACGACCCAAAGTCACCTGTTGCTGCAGTTATATTAATACCTAAATTCGTAAGTCCTAGCAGTTGCGCATTGATTGAATTCATTAACGACGATGGATAACTGGATTCAGGAGCACCCCACGAACACGAAAGTACTGATGGTGTTACGCTTATATTCTTGACGCGAACCGGGATTGTAACAGCATTCAATAATGTAGTAAATGAACTCAGCGCATTTTGCACTATATACAAAATAATGATTAACTCAGAACTCGGATACATGCCACCAATTGTTTCAATATCGAGTGTATTTTCAATTGTTGCGCCGTCAGTTGGATTTGGAGAATTTGTAGCCCCTCCTATTGTAACAATAACGACCGTCGGGAAATTGGCGGATGAAATTCCTAAAGCAGCCCAGTGCGCTTGAACATCACCGTTTGTAAGTACTCCCGACGCATCAACAGTTCCTATTAATCCCCCACCAAATGATAATACACCTATGACTTTTTGACCTGCGGGTACCGACGGGAAGTTATAAATTACAGCAAGTTCTGTCGATTTAAAATAGCGCGGGTCATTGGGTATCGTTACATTTGGACGTAGAGTCGCTAACGGTATTGTATCCGTACATTTTTTATAATTTGTGCGAAGCATATAGGTATCTATCGTGGCTAATTATATTTATCGCGCGTGTTATTTCGTCAGCAATTATACAAAAATTTGCGTGATTTTTTTGATGGTATAGACATAAGTATTATGTCTGTAGCACCAACATTTTTTTTAATTCAGTACAATATTCATGGAGGTTGTACAGCCTATACAACAGGGTGTAATATTTTTTCAATACCAAATTTTGATACCGTACATATTGTCCGGTATTATCCATCGCCTCCTGAAATTCTAACATCACATATTACGATATTTCAACGTCTGTGGCGTTTGTATTTGAAACGTCGGAAGTGGTTTTATCATCCTCGGCAGTTACAGTATCGTCAATTGTACGGTCGGTTTCCGTTACTTCCTCCGCATTTGCTTTAAGTGTTTGCTGAAGCATTTGCTAAAGTTTCTTCGTCATCTGTATTAGACCGACGAACATTTCAAATCGACACTTTTATTAAAGGATAATGGGAAAACATCACACCGAAGATTACAAACTCTCCGCTGTGAAGTATGCGTCAAGGACAGGCAATCAGGTTGAAACCTGTGTAATTTTTTATTGTAAGCGTTCCTACATTACAAGATTGATTTTATCAGGTCTATGAATAAGTTGAACCTTTTTATTTTTTTCAAGTAGCAGAATATATTCTCTGGCGTGTCAATCGCAAAAAAATAAAATACTGAAGATTCACGATTGCTTGAAAGATCGTTGTATGATACAATTCCAGAGGATTATATCATAGAATGTCCAAAGTATTGGATTATATGGATAGTTTACGCACCGCCGGCGCCGGTATATACTTCTCCGTATCCGTTTAATGCATTGGACAAATCGGATGTAATTCCAGTCGCTCCCACTAAAACATAGTTAACGCCACCTCCCGTTTGGTTAAAGTTGTAGCTGTTTCCTCCCTCTACGCGTACGAGTCTATATGTGAACTTAATGCTACCGCCTTTCAATCCAACGTAAACGGTTTTTCCTAAATCGAGAAGAGATATGTGGTTATCCGTTGAGTTTGCATTACTTTCGAGATTATAAATAGCTTCACCTAAGAGAGTATCGTTTTCAAAAAGGATGAGGTTGCCGACATATTCGGGGTTTCCATTCGCAAACCTTGTCTGAAAGTCAGAAAATGTGTGTATTAAGCACCATCCTCGGAATATAATGTGCGTTTAGAAAGTTGAGAAAATGACCGAGATACGGAAGACATTTGTATATTAAGGCATAAGTTTTTAATTTGGAACGTGGAGTTGAGGATGGTGTAATTTGTCCGGGAAAAAAACGCGCATGTAGGGGATAAGCTTCGTTCGATTTTTCATCTTTAGACTTTCTTATAAACGCTGATATGAAGATGGTGAGAACGGGTCGTTATGAACATTTTGCCTGAAAGAAAATAGAAAAAGTGCCGGTTTGAAATGTTCATCGGTCGAAGGGGGGAGGGGAGTTATCCCCTTTTGTGCGATTACGAAGTTACGAAGTGCGCAGTACCCCTTTCAATGAAAACCATAAATACAGATTAGTATCATTATTATAGTATAAACATAAATTACATTTCTGTTTATATTACTAATTTTACTGTTATTTCGTATAGTATAAATTTGAACTATCCAACCCTAATCTGTATCAATAATTATGAGTTCCCTGGGTGCTTCCTCTGCTTCCTCTGCTTCCTCTGCTTCCTCTGTTTCCTCTGTTTCCTCTGCTTTTTCCTCGTCACTTTCAGTATCTACAAACAACGGTTTTGTCTTAAAACGTCCATCCGCACGCGCCTCCTCAACCTCTTTCCAAAATCGGTTATATGATGGTAATCCTACAGTTAGCCACCATTGTCGATTTCGTAAAACAGTTTTATGAAACGAATCTTTAATAAACCAGACCGACGATTCAAGAGTCACATTGTGTGCATTCGTAGCACTCCATTTCAAACAATCTTTCAATCCTTTCTTTGTTGCGGGAAAGACTGGACTGTATTTGTATTCGTAGGTTTCTGGCGCGGCATCTTTGGTTTTAGCAACCACGCACACTTTTCCAATCCACGACATCTTACCTTTTTTAAGAATATCGTCTGTCACGTCTTTTTGTTGAACCGCGCCAAACTGTATTTCAAAATAATCCACCGCTTCAACATCGCAGACTTCCGCTTGCAACTGCATCTGGCAATAATAACGAATCGGTATAGTGCCGTCTAATTCGCGTGTAATAGGACATTTGAGTTCAACAAGTATGCCACTCCGGGGACCGTCCATGATTAGACCATCCGGACTCGCTCCTAAGCCTTTTAATGTTGGGTGCCGAATACGCCCTAAACCGTCAAATACAGTCCCTTTCGCAAACTCCGTTTCAAAGACTTGGCGCGCAACCGGCTCATAACGCCAACCCCATTTGAACGCAGATAGAGAACCGTCTTCTGGGGTTGTATAGACAGTTCGCGATTCTACTAGTGAATCAGATGGCGCATGTATTGGCGGTGCACATTTTTTGGCAAGAACTGTGTTCCATTCGCTCGGACTACCTACACATATAGGTCCAAATTCGTGCCCCGAAAGAATATCACGCGCCTCAGCATGCCATGCCGCTGACTTCTGATTGGATTGCGGTAATGCTGGCAAACGCAGAACCGCTGCGGGATTTGGCGCTAACCTACGTAATGCAATCTGTTGTTGAAATAAGAAATATTCATAATATATTGACCTTAGAATCATAATGGCGTCATTCCGTGCTCTTGCTGTCTTAAACGCGTATTCTAAGAATGCTTTCGTTGCGTGAGTCATTTCGCTTTCCATCCATTGTGATAAGTCCCACTCATCTTTAAGATTAGGAGGATTTGCTTCAACCCAATCGCGAAGCCATTCTACACAATTTGAAAAGACCATGTCTATAGTTTCGGACATTTTATTTCTTTGGAGTCACCTATGAATGATCCTCGACTACGTTCTTTTTTGTGGGTCGCACGACCTCAATTTTGAACGTCGCTGTGTTTATACCATTGCGTATCATTTTAAGCCCCTTGATAGCAAGAATGACACCGTTTTCATATGAAATTTGTTGTTTTGTATTGAGTAATGACGGTTTTGCGTCGTTGGCTTTTACAAGAACCTTATATAGCGCTTCTTGTTCTTCTTCGTTCAATCCTGGATACGCATTTGCGAAAATACGATATTTTTGTAAGCGTAACCCTCGTTCTAATCGTAACCAGGGCTTTGATAGTAATACAGACGCGGATTCGGCTTCAAAATAGGAATTCACATTGCGTTCCATTGTTCCGATTGGTTCCTTATGCACAATCTCCGTTGGCAAGTCCGATACAGGTTTTGTGATTGTTACAATACCTGAAATATCCGTAGCAGGTCGAATAGGCGACGTTGCCCGTTTTACATTACGACGTGTTGTTTTTACACGAAACATCTTCCTATAATAATTATATAGGGCTGGGTTTAGACTTTGAATACTGGAATGTAGGGATAGGGTAGTATAGTCCCAATTATTACTTTATGAAATAACAATAAAATTTGTATTATAAACAGAAATGTAATTTATGTTTGTACTACGATAATGATACTAATCTGTATTCATGGGTTTCATGAAAAGGGGTTCAAAAGAGGAGAGATATCCCCCTTAATACTGACATCCTAAAGTTCGCAATTATTCGCAGGGTCGTTTGTAACAATCATATAATTTACATAATTACTATCATCAGTGTTAGTAGATCGTATATGAAAATTGTTGACTGGATCATTATCAGAGTAGGAATATAAAAGTCCGCCACTTTCTAAACTGGTTCCTTTATATGATAAAAACACCATTGCGCCCGGAAAAGATACATAAGAATTTGACATATCAAATGCTCCGCCAGAAAGTTTAATTGTGCTGCACGTATTAATAGGATTTAAAATACCCGTTGTTTGAATCTTTGCTGGCGTGTTCGAATCACCCGACGACAAATAAACTGCAGGTGTTGCATCTGTGTCGTTGTTATATAAACTCATATACGATTCACATTCATTGACACCTAAATAAGCAGATGTTGATACTACATCTTCTTCTTCGTTAAAATAGCTAGCGTTTACACCAACATACGGTCTATATTTTTCCCCGTCGTATGCAAAATACGCTGAATTCGAACCCGTGTAATCAGAGTTTCAAGCGCAATATAATTTGAACCATTCGGACCATCATTACCATCGGGAGCACTGATATTAAATCCCTGTGATACAATATTACCATGTGTATAAACGGGTTGTCCAAGGTCACCGAGCGAACAATCGTCACTATCACCATCGTCAGAGCAATCACCATCGTTTAACCATGTTGGTTTATTGTTGTTAAATTCAGCAAATACACCGTCATTTGGATTAATAAACCCGTTGAATAATGTTGTGGCATCAAAGACACCTATATGATATTTTGTCACACCGGGATGAACATTAGGGTATAATTTACGACCCGTTTCTCGTAAAACACGCCCTGGAGGGCAATCTTCCGGAATTAACGAAACAGGAGACAGTGTGTCATTTTCGTATTTCAAAAAAAATTGATTGAATCTTTGCGTGGCGATGTAAGAAAAACGCGTGCCTCCTGGAATTGAGTCATGCGCGCGGTGTACAGCAATTTGTATACTTGGTGTAGTTTTAAAACTTTGAGGTTAACACAAAACATTCTAAACGAACCAGTAAAGAAAGATGGATGCATATTCTTTACGAATACGAAAAGAATACAATTCCCGCGACGCAATAAATTCACGCGCCTGGGACTTTTTCCACGCAACCCCTCCGGTACAGGTCAGCGCAGCAGGATTACGTGGTAAACCCGGTCCAGTTCATATGGACATGAATCCAATCTGTTCTCGTACGAATACTATCGCTTACAGAAATCAACCTCAATATATTCCTGACCCAGTTCGTGGTTCTGGTTCTGGTACAGGAACGTCTGGTTCTGGTTCCACAAAAGCTGACGGTATCGCACCTGCGGCTTCAAGCGTTTCTGTACCTCCTACATCCTTCTCTCAAAATCCGTATTTACAACGACTCAATGCGGCGGCGCAGGACGGTCATAATATCATACGAGAAATGCGTGGTGCTGTTGTAGAAGATAATTTGGAACGGACTACGGACGCAGAACGGAGTCTTGTTGCAAGGCAGTTTCAAAATCGTTGGTTATCCCCGGCTACATCCATCGAGTACGGCGCCTTATCCGCAGATGAATTACTTCGTTCACAATTGCGTTAAATTGCCGTTTTTAACACCTTTTGCCATTTTGGATGACAGAAGAATGGGTAGCCGTTTTCTTGAAATGGTGTAAAACGTTGTCATTTATTGTCGCTATAGCACAGTGGTAGCGCGCAAGCCTTCTATTGATTGATTTTTTCATTTTGATTTGATAGCTTGAGGTCCTGGGATCGTAACCCAGTAGCGACTCTATGTATTATTATTCACAATACGAATGTTTGATTTGTATTGTGAATTTGGAAAAAATTGAACACTTCCGAATCGGTTTACCGAATTCCGTCGTCTTAGTCTTTCTTTTCTTCCTTTCTTTCCTTTCTTTCTTTCCTTTCTTTTCTTCCTTCCTTTCAAAATGCCGCACCTTCCCTATCCGAAGTACGTACGTGATATCTACGGACGCGAATACAAACTGAGCCTTATCATTGACCGCCACGGGCGACCGCATTATCGTTATCTCCGTATTAACCTGACGACGGCGGAGAAAATCGGTATAACCTTTGCTACGATAGCAAAGGGATTCGGATTCTGATTACGGCGATACGTTGAATGCGAGCTCCCGCCAATCGAAATGCGGCATAAAAAAAATAAAACCTCGCACTTCAAACATAAATCCGTCACCTAAATCAACACAACGACCAATTTCCTCAAAAACATACGGTTTTTTGGGTTGAAAGTGGGCATTGAAATATTCGGCTAAGTAGTGACCCTGTTGTACCGCATTTTGCGCTGTCGGTGGTCCCATGTTCTTACACGAATCACCAATGACATAAATATCCTCTGCGTATTTCAAATTCGGTCCGACAATAACGCCTTTGGGTTCAATACGACGAACAAATTCCACCGGTCTTATCCCACACGTCCATACTAAGAGGTTTGATGGATTGTAATGCAACGTACCCTTGTTTGTAACGATAGCACCCGTATCTATTTTTTGAATGCCGTGATTGAAATGGAACCGAATACCTTTCTTCAAACAATGATTATATACACGTTCTTGAAATTGCGCAGAAAATCCTGGTAATAGACAATCGGCACCTTCCACTATATCAACCTTTTGCACACCGTTTTTGAGTAACGCGCATGCGAGTTCAATCCCTGTAGGTCCTGCTCCTAAAATAACAGCTTCGTCTGTTTTAGTTTCGCGAATATGTTGAATGTCCTCCGCAGTCTTACACATCTTACAATTCTTCCTCACTCCGTCTATACCGAAATCATTGGCTTCTGAACCGGTTGCGATAACTAAATAATCATACGTATATTCGCCACGTTTGCCTTTGAGAGTTTTTTTCCTTGTATCTATCGCAATACACGTATCGTTTGTTATATGGGCAACTGGTTTTGTAAACGATGGTGACAGCGACCCTATCATCGCATTCTGATTGAGTCGTTCCGTACGTTCCGAAACGACGTCGATTTGATAATCATTCTGCGATACTGTCTTAACAAACGAATGTGCTGCCCATCCGTATCCCGCAATAAGTATTTTTGGCTTCGTTGGTTGTGCTGTAGGTTTTGTAGGATTTGTAGGGGTTTTATGATCTTGAAACATTTCAGGAACATACAAATCAAAGATGGCGGTTAAGGGTCGCAACCAGGACATCGTTAACTATCTGTTCTACGAATGAGTTTAAATTATCCAAAGTTCACAACAACCTCACACTCGTGAATATTGACCTTTTTCATCGCGGATTGCGTTAATTCACAACGCTTCTTTCGTGGAGTCTTTCCACTACCCGACGATAGCGTTTGTGTCGTCGCTTCGGATTCCGCCGGGCTCACAGAGGTTCGCGAACTGCTTGAACTAATACTATAGTGCGTTTTCAGTGTAAGATTCATATCCTTTTCAATCGCCTCGCGATTCTCCGTTACATATTCCAGAATATGTTTTTCAATAAACCAACGGAAGAAATTCAATTGACCTACTGTTGTTACAAATGGTTCGGCTCCACGTACCTGGAAACTGATTCTCTCACGACGACAAAATGGGTCAAATAGACGCTTAGAATACGCATTGAGCTCACGTTTGTAATTGAAATAGACTAGAAAATGCTTGTCGCTAAAGGTGAACGACGTATTCATTTTCTTTGCGTAATTCGTAACAAAATAATCAACAAGTCGCAACGAAATCGTGGATGTTCCTTGAAGAATCGGTAGAATCTTTTCTAGATTACCCGGTGTTGTATAAAATTCTTGTAACCATTGTACGACTTGGTCCTGCTTGCCTTGTACGCGATTTTTGACAGTAACGGCACGACGTTCGAGAACTGGAAGAGACATTGCGAGTCTAATTCAATAGTTTAGAAATAACGCCCCATTTTAAGTACTGACAAATGCAAACACAGATGGATACAGTTGTTCAATTAGCAAACAAATCGGTTTCGTACGGAAATAGTCCGGCAGATAAACTACGACGAAAGGAATACTTTTTAAATCGTAAAGGTAATTTATCACCACAAGAAATTGGGATTTTAGGCGCGCTGGGTATTGATACGGATGTTCAAGAGAGTATGCGCCAATATTTACCTGAATTTTTTGAAAAATTACCGAATTGTTCCGATGATACACGTTTGTCGTTAAGTACGACTTGCGAGGTTCCTTATTATGTTTTATGGTCTGCGATGTTTAATCGTTATGATAAACACGCGAAACAGCTGAAGGCATTGAAAGATACAAATAAAACTGTTTCGCAATTGGAGCACGCAATGACAAATTCATTGATTGCTAAACTTACTTCGGTAGTACCCGACCCTGTGCGAAAACTTTTTACACTATTGATAACGGATTCATCCGCTACAATTCCCCAAAATCATCCTGCTTCCAAACTTTTTACATTACGCTTGATGAGCGTTCCTTGAAATGCAAAAAATCAATCCACTACGATAGAGGATGCCGATTCAGTTTGTTTTTGGTTTACCTATTGCGGATGACCCAGGAAATGATCGTCAGACTAAGGGTTATTTAGAGAGCGATGTTGAAATTTTAAAACACATGAAAATTATGAATGACAAAAACGAGTACACTCCAGATCTGCATACGATAAATCAGGAAGTTCGTGACTTACTCGTATGGATGAAAGTCAGTGGTGAACCACCGTTTCCACCTCTCCTTATTAAAACCTTATGTGCTGATTATAAACGTCTTGAGGCGAGTGTTGGGTCTGTAGGTTTACCTGGAAAACCTAGAACTGGACAACATGAATCTATGGAAAAAATCAAAGCCATATTGAAACAAGGGGGGGTAACGGATATGAATAAATGTGCGCCTACGGGTGAGTATAAACCACTTGCGAATCCTCCAGCGCCTGTGGCTGCGACTGCTATTTCAGGAACGGCTCTTGTGACTCCTGTGACAGCAAGTGGCACACCGTGTCCGCCAGTAGCAGGTCAAGGATGCGTAATGAACTGTAATTGCTCCAATGATAAAGAAATTATGGCAATGCTTCAAATTATTCAAAGTATGTTACAAACTCCCACTAAAAAACCTCTTTCGGACACCGATATACGTGCTGCTGTAGCCGCAATGACGGCAAGTTTGGATAGTCTTGGTAGAGCGATTGATGAAATTAATGCGGTCGATCCAGAACAGACAGATTATAGCCCAGCAATTATAGAATTGAAGGCGTTGATACAAGGTCTTCCCACAAGTACTTCACAGGAGGTGCAGGCTTTAATAGTCGGTCCTTTAGCTAGAGCAATCGCAGCACTACGCACTTTAATTGACGACAAACATGAGGTCGTTATGCGAAAGTTATCGGAGATTGAAGGTTCATTAGGAATAAATGCTAGTGGTGTAACTGTTCATCAAAAATTAGATAGAATTATGGGTGCGCCTCGTTCTGGTTCATTGTCTATTAGTACAATTTCTCCTGGTCCTGGTTCTGGTACAGAAACGGCTGGTACAGGAACGGCTGCTACAGGAACGCCTGCGTCTGGTTCTCCTCCTGCTTCTGTTATAGGAACGCCTGCGTCTGCTTCTCCTCCTGCTTCTGTTTCTGGTCGTGGTGCTACGAATGGTCTTTCTGGTCGTGCTTCCGTTAATGATGAAGAAAATGATGTTGTACGTGGTACTGACACAGAAGCAGGAGGAGAAGCAGTCGAAGGAGGAGGAGCAGTCGCAGGAGTAGAAGCAGACGCAAGACCCGTTTCAGGAACGGCTGTCGTTCCTGAAACAGCAGCAGTCAAACCAGCCGTTCCTGTCAAACCTGTCGTTTCAGAAACGCCTGTCGCAGAAAGAGCAAGAGCAAGAGCAGTTGGGTCTTCTGGATTAGTTGGGTCTTCTGGCGCGCCTGGTAATTCTAACACAAATGAAAGAGGAGAAAATAACAACGATAGTTTGTCAGTAATTAGCAATCTTAGTAACAGTGATGGCTCTCTCGAAGACGGTACTAGCACGACAAGACGCAATCGTGAAGCAATCTCGGCTTTAGCACCAAGAGCATCGGCAGAATCTAATGTTCAACGAACTATTTTAGGTAATTCACCAGAGGGACGTGTGGGATTTGGAGCAACCCATGCCCGCGGAAGTCGTAAGCAAAAAAAGACTAATGCCATGTCATATGCTAATTTTCTGAATCCAATGCGTAGTAGATCCGCAGGCGAAACAGGACCACCGCCGGTTAATGTAGCAAATGACAGAGCAGACCCAAGTACTTTAATAGGTAGATTAATGTTAAATAAACTAGAATCAAACAGACGTAGGGCTTCTAGAAGTTCACGCAGCCGTGCACGTGGGGAAGCAGGAGCAGGAGCAGGAGCAGTCACAGGAGCAGTCACAGGAGCAGTCACAGGAGCAGTCACAGGAGCAAGAACAAGCGCACAAGAATCAAATACTTGGGATTCTTTATCTGATTCAAATTCTAATCAATTAATATCACCTGGTACCATGTTATCTCCTGTGACAGGTGAAGCTCTTTCACCGAATCCACCCGTTCAACGATCTAGTTCAGGTTTTTCACCGAAGGGACGTATGGAATTAGGACCAACCCATGCTCGCGGAAGTTCTGAACAAAACAATGCTATTCCAACATACACCACACCACTTGCTAATTTAATGAGTCGATATCGTGGTGGACCCACAGGCGTAACACGACGCCGACCGCTGCTTACTTTACCAAATGACAGAGCAGACCAAAGTAGTTTAATAAGGGGTTTCAGACAACCATCATACAGACCTAGGTCTTTCGATAGTCAACCAAGCCATGCACGTAGGGAAGAACAAAACGTACTCAATGCGTCTCAAGCTTTTGGAGCAACAGTTCATGCAGAAGGAGAAAGTGCACCAGAAACCCAAGGAGGTGCTGGAGCAGGAGGTGCTGGAGCAGGAGACGTATCTGTATCAGCAACCGCACCTCTTGTAGCAGCACCAATAGAAGGAGCAACAAGTAGCGAATTGGGTCAAAAACAGCGCCAAAGACTTATTTTACCCAATGATAATACAAGCTTCGGCAGTTCTGCTAAGAAACTACAAAGACAAGGTTCATTCAAAAAAACAGATGTAAGTCAAAGTACCCCTGCACGTGGCTCTAGAGATAAAGGTATTCCAACATTGCATACATCCGTTCAAAACTTACTCAATGGCACAGGTCTTGCGGCGCCTGCGTCTTCTGTGTCTTCTGTGCCTTCTGTGTCTTCTGTGCCTTCTGTCACTGCTCCCGTAGCGCCTTCTGTCACTTCTGCCGTAGCGCCTTCTGTCACTTCTGCCGTAGCGCCTTCTGTCACTTCTGCCACTTCTGTCACTGCGCATAGACCGCGACCAATGGAGCCTCTTCTATTTCCTGAACCTCCTCCTGGTGCTTTGCGCCAAGCAAGTGGACGATACCTTCCACAAAGCACAATAAATCCTGCATATGAAGGTCTTAGCGCAGTAAGAAGAGGAATAAAGATGTTTTCGCCAAAAGGCAAAGGCAAACGAAAAATCTCTCGTAAGACTAGAAAGAACCGTAAATGAATATCGCTTTAAAAGCGAAATACAGTTTTTATTCCGCGCTCGTATTTTTCCTCGTCGCAAACCCCGAAACGTATAAAGTTGTCCAAACTGTATTTGGAGGATTCCTAGGAACAATTGCGAATCCCGGTGGTTGTCCAACATCTTTCGGGCTCTTCATGCATACAATTGTATTCTTTTTTGTGATGCTGGCGTTGATGATGTTTCCGCGAGATTAAGGAGAGATATTCCCTTACACGCGTCCCAATAAAAACGCTATTCATTGTAAATGAGTCTTATACCTATCGCCATAGCTAGTGGAATGGCTGGTATAGATATTATTGCGTTTTCAATTATGAAAAAAATATTTGAAAAAGCATTATCGCCTGGATTTGCGATTGTCTCTATGATCCTGTATTCCCTACAACCTCTTATTCTCTGGAAATCACTCTCCTTTGAAACTGTGACTGTTATGAATATTCTATGGAATCTCATATCCAATATTGGTGTAACATTGGTTGGATTATTCGTCCTTGGTGAATCCATTTCATACAGTAAATGGGCGGCGATTGTTTTTGGGTTTATTGCTATCTTTTTATTCACGTTTGAGATTGAGGAACTCATTCAAATAGTATAATTCTATATTCGTTCAAATTCAAATGATATTCGACATTAAATATCCATGTACGCCCATTGTATTGAATAATAACATTACGCTCCATACATACATTTTCTTTCATATAGGCGTGAAGCCGTCGTTTGAATTCAGCAGTAGCATCGTGACTTTCCATAACATTCGTTGTATTCATTGTGTTCGTTGTATTGCTTTTATTGCTTTTATTAGTTTTTTTGTGTTTCGTACCGCTTGACCAATCCGACAGACTCATAGAATCCCAAAAGTCAGTAAATGTCGCAGTCTGTATAGAAAATACTTCCGAACCCGGTGGATGTAAGAATGCATTTGTAAATTCTGTTTTTACACGGTCGTTTTTCAAGTGTGAACTGCATGAACCCATTCTACTGGTTGATTGTGTGAAGTGTAGCAAGTTCATTTTTTTGGGAATTCTTGGGTAGTTTTGGGGAAGGGGATATCTCCCCCCTTTACTACAAATACAATCAAGCAACTCGTATCCTCTAGCTTGATTGGAGTTTCATTTTAAAAATATCCATTATAGAATACAATGTATATAATTATGCTATTGATTGTATTATTCGTTGTATGTGCGTTGTCCCTAGTTGTATTGGAACACTTTCGTGGTTCTGGTTCTCCTGGTTCTGGTTCTTCTGGTTCTTCTGGTTCTTCTGGTTCCCGTGGTTCTGGTTCTTCTGGTTCCCGTGGTGGGCATAGAGGAGGGTATGGAGGAGGAGGAGGAGGGCATGGAGGAGGAATGCACGGAGGACACAGATCGCATAGAGGAGGAACAGCCTACCGTAGTTCTGGTGGAAGTTCCTACGGCGGTTGGTGGGGCTACGGTTATCCTTTTGTCTGGTGGGGATATCCTTACTATTCCTGGTATAACGATACATTGCGCTGTGATAAAAATATAGATTGTGGTAGTGGTTATTGTGATGAATTCGGATATTGTGCTGCGATTCCTTACATCAAGTACACAACGCTTTAATCACGCGTTCCAATGTCGCAACTTCTGTTTCCCACGAATACTTCAAAACATCTTCACGCGCCTGTAGTCCGTGCTTTACTCGAAGTTCCGAATCCATAACATATTCCTCTGCTGCTAACATCAAATCATGCGAATCTACAATTTCTAACAATCCGCCTAATACACTGTGACTTGTTGGAATATAGGAACGCCATTTCGGTTCAACAACCATACTGTTGACCCCGTGCTTACAAAAATCCTGTAGTCCTCCAACCTTCGGAACAACTTGTGGAATTCCTAAACCCATTGCTTCAAATTGACATAATCCAAAACCCTCACCGTCCGCAGCTGTAATACCGACATCGCTTAATGAATACAATTCATTAATCAATTCGTCGGTATAGGTTAACGCAGTCATTGTAATCATAAGTTTATTCGCGTGCGGTTGAACCGGTGCGCCTATACGTTCCAATTCGCGAATATATATTTCCTGTATTGGAAATCCGCCTGCTTCGCCACTATCACACACTGCGAGTAAGGCTAGAGGTTTCGTAGGATGCCGTGCGACTAATTCCGCGAATGCGGATACAACAATATCATGACGTTTCCTTGGTGTATTGCGATTGAGATTCAAAAATAAAAAAACATTTTCTGGAATATTGTGTTTCTTACGCATCTCGTTTTTATTCTTCATTACAAACTGTGATGCGTCAAATCCGTGTCGCATAACATAGACGGGCTTCTTTACACCTTGTTTTATTAAAATATCCTTCCAATACGACGTAAATGTAAAATACGCATCCGTATCCTTTTCAATACGCCCTAAAAGTTGTCGACGTTGTAGTGGATAGACTTGGTCAAGATAGACGATTGTTTTATACGTACGTTCTGCGGGTGTGAGTTTTTCTGATAAATTATCTAAAAACCGGCATACGACACCCGCATCATTGTAGAAAAAAAGCACATCCGGTTTGACAGTTCGTACATAAGTCGGTAATTGCGAAAATCCGAACCCCGATTCAGCTTCTGCGACTTTCGCACGTTCTTTCTCTACCGGATCGTACACATCAACACCCGGCGGATATTGTCTATAATCCTCCGGTGGTTTAATAAATTTTTGCAATCCGAAGTGAAATAATTCACACGTTCCGAGTTTCGCAAGTTCTTTAATAATATGATACATAACCTTACTGTAACCGGTTGTTTGGTGCAAATGCGTTCCGACAAGCAATACACGCGGTTTTTTTATACAGCTATCTTTTGGTAGTACAGGGATATCTAATCCTGCTTCTTTGATAAGCGACTCTAAATTGGAAAAGATATCCATGGTACGGTCTTTGAATAGTATGCTTTCACAATCTTTATATGGCAAATATTGAAATATCGCACCCCCTTTGATAATTGGGCACAATGGCGGAACACGAGAATCCAATACGAAAAGCCAAAATCCCGAAAGCCTTACGCGAACAAGTATGGCGAACTGTACATGGCGATACATTTCAAGCGAAATGTATCGTCACGTGGTGTATAAATACAATAACGGTCTTTGATTTTGAGGTTGGTCATAATATTCCAGAATCCAAAGGCGGTTCGTTAGATATTGGTAATTTACGACCGATTTGTAGTCGCTGTAATAAATCAATGGGAAATCGTTATACAATCGACGAATGGAACACTGTAGGAAAACCTACGCTTCCAGTGCCTATACAATCTGTAGAGGTTGTTCAGTCACGGTCATGTTATTGCTAAAAACAGTTTTATTTTGTCCTTAATCGCTTGTTTTTTCTGGGACCACCAGACTTTCAAAGTACGTCTATGATTTTCCATAACTGCGGTCTGTTTCACAAGACTCGGTAGAAGTTCAGCAACTTTTTGCCAACTCGGAAATCCTAACAATGGATGCTTACCAAACTGTGCTACAAGTTCGTCCGAGCAGCCTATAGTTTCTGATGGTACATACAAGGGTATTGCGCCATTCTCTAATGCCTCGTAGAGCCGAAATGATTCTAGCGATTTGTAACCTGTTATACACGGTACGAATTTCACATCACGTAAATGGTGTTTGTACGCATCGCCTTTCACAATCGCTGGAGAGGACCACGTTTGTTTTGTGTGAACTTCGTTGGGTTTTACGCTCGCAAGACTGTCTAACATCTCTTTTCGTCCCCTCCTATCTAGCGAACCTGCGAATCCCCATACATTGTTTCGCGCTTCAAAATTCGGCGTATCATCTGATTCTGAGACTGTACCTTTTGCATAGCCCAGCGGTAGAATCATGACGTTACTCGGTAAATCTGGTCGCCAATAATTACGCAGAACCTTCGCAACCGCAGGATGTCTATAGATATCAATATTATTTGCTGCGTATTCGTCGCTTAGGTGGAGTAAATGAAAGGTTTTATTTTTCTCAACAAATAAACGTCCAATCCTTTCTAATTCCTCAATTTCATCGTTTTTAGCGGATATTTGATATAGGATAATAGGATTCTCAATCGCAATTATGTCGTATATAGATGTGTATGATTGAAATCGAAAGGAAACAAGACTATGTAACCAATCTGATTCTAAAAGACAATTCACGTTCTGGTCGTCTCTATGAAATACAACATAGTCTCTGACGGGTTCCGCTATCTTTACAGAATCTACGACATCCAATACTCGCCCCCATACATCAAGACGACCCTGAAAAACCGAACGAATCCTCGCCGCTATAATCCCATATTCAGCAACGAGAGCGGAACAACGTTTCTCGACGATGAAGGTTTCAAAAATCTTAAATAACGCATTATGTTTTATGAATTCCGCAGGAGTCATCGCAGCCCATACGTTAAATATTTCGTTGAGATTTTCACGTAGTTTTGAAGAATCATTATGTTTCATACAATCTAAAAATGTTGTCCATATTGCTTTGACGTCTAACACTGCGTTCACTGTATTTTCTGGTTTTTCTGGTTTTTCTGGTTTTTCTGGTTTTTCTGGTTTTTCTGCGTCTTTGACGTCAACAGGCGCACCCTCCGATTTGAATGCTGCGATTTCCTCCAATGAAAAATGTTCATTGTTCGTCCAAATATCTGAATCAAACGTATCAATACGATTGTAATTATTGAATTCGGATACTTTGTAGGATGCATCCTCATCTTGAATACAACCCGCAAGAAGCGGTGTTGTAAAATAGATATTCAAATATGAATCGCCGTGATTAACAATCATATGGTCACCGCTCGTAAAAATACCGCGTTCCTTAATTAGCCGTACCAATTTTTGCGCACCCTGTTTCGTCAATACATACGCATAATTACAGAAATGGAAATAGCGGCGTTCGCCACCAAATAGACTATTCTTCGCAACGCGCGCAAAAAACGAATTTACAGGTTCTGTAATCCTTGGAAACGCGGGTTTATTCGGCGGCAATACACCACCTACATAAATCACATCTGTATCTGCGGGTATAGAGGATGACATTTTTGACCAATCCAGCAACCATCGCTCCTCAAACTTCACATCGTCTTCAAGAATTAAATAGCGTTGTGAAACTGGGTCGTTCGCGAGTTTTTCCCACAATCCTAAATGTGATAGTGCACAGCCCATAATACTCTTTTTCCATTTGAAATCATTATTACGGAAACAATGTACAAGTTCTTTTGTAAGTTTCAAGGTTTTACCATCAACGGCTTTATACGTGTACACATTGTCGTACATATGGGGATGATTCTGCTTGAAGAGTGTCATACGGTCCTTACGACGTTCTAATGTAATAACATAGGCTTCATCAATACTATCCGCGAAAGGTACGAGCGCACGGAAGGTACCACGATGATTGTAGAAAGGCGTACCCATATGAGCCGCACGGCGCATAGATGTTTGGCAACGAAATTGCTCAAGTGGAAGACGAGCGGCACCCGAACGTTGTGATAAAATGCTAAAAATAGATTGGTCGTGACGATGTCCAATACACGGAGCGTTGTACGGTTTCTCTTTATCTCCTACAATTGTATCACGTTGCGTAACCGCTATAGATAATGCATTCTGAAATAGGGTATGCCCTGGTTTTTTCGCGCAAAAACCGATGCATCCGCCCCAAATAGGTGGTGCACTGAGTTCCTCGGCTGTGACGTTGAGGGTTTTACAAAACGTAGGATGGCACCATTCGCTATTTGTATGTTTCGTATCTTCAAGGAAACATAGACCATTGGTGCCAATCGTTTTCCAGAGTCGTTCGAGTGGTGCGCTAACTACGATTCCAGCATCTACATACAATACGTTTGTTCCTACAGGCAATTCGTTCGCAAGCGTCATAAGCAACCACGTTTTCCACGCATAATGTTTAGGTTCCCAGAAGTCGGACCACGGCAGAAAATCACGTATCGGAAACAAACGAACTTCAATATCGTGTGCCTTTAAAATCTCTAGATGTGTTGCGGTCAAGTCCGACCAACTGTAGACAATCTTTCGTACCTGTGGTTCAAATTGTTTTAGGGAATTGAAAAGATTCACAGCGGATTCTATGTAGTTTGCTGTCGCAGCACATACGACGACGCGGTTTGATTGCGGCAGCGACAGCGGCTGCGACAGCGACTGCGACAGCGACTGCGACAGCGTAGTTTGTGTTGCTTCTGTTGGTTCTGTTGCTTCTGTCGCTTCTCTTGCTGTGAGGTCTTTTGATACACCTGACTGCACATTTGGTTTACTATTTTCTTTTTTGTGTGATAAAAACTGTTCCGCGACTGCCCAATCCTCCTCACCAACTTTCACAGATACATTCATGATTTTTTCAAAAATAGCCTTTGCGAAGCGTGTCATTGTATCTTCGCAGAACTTACGTTTCTTCGGGCTTATAGCGGGGACGGATGCCATCTGTTTCCAAAGTTCATCATTCTCATCAACGTTCTTGACTAAATCTATCAATTGTTGGGCTGATGCTACCTGATTCGCATTGATAAATCCACCCGCATCAAAGTCGCGGTCCGCAAACGGGTCGCCCCAATAAATAGGAACTGCTCCCGCGACTTTCGCATGAAAAAGTTTTTCAGTCGTATAACCCGGTGCTGAGGAATTTTCATACGTTATGACGAATTTATAATCTTTGTAAAAATCCACTTTCGCAAGTTCGCCGCCGCCACCTCCTAAGCCCGCCGGAATAGGACCAGTTGGTACATTACAGAATAAACGTCCACCCGAATCTACGGGTTTCCACTTATTCAGAATTTGAAATGCTACATTACGGTTTTTGTTATTTGGATTTGTTGCTACGAAAGCGCAGAATTTTGTTTTCGTATGTACGGCAACATTCGTAGTTGTCGCTGCTAAAACACTTACGGGTTTCGGATTGACCATCAACTCGACGTCCGCACCCCACCAATTGACCTCCGTCATCCATAACGGCATACGAATATAATGGTCCTGTGCGTCATACATGAATCCAACATTCAAAAACGTATCCGCATTCTTATTGAGTGGTGCATTTTCGCCCGTAAAATACACTTTTGGAATATCTTTATATCGCGCTTGCTTTTCACTATCGTTACTGAGTGGTCCAAAGAATACAATATTCGGTGTATCTTGGTCATTGATAACACGAATATGATTAAGGCTACCGACCCATTGAAGTAGATATAAGAAGAAATTATGGTTCGGTTGAAATTGGTCCCACATTGACGCAAACGCGACGCGTAATTCCGTCTGTACTCGTTTTGCGATTACAGGTTTCGGAATATCACACGGCGTGCTAAGAGCTGTCGCGTAGGCTTCACAAACCGCTTGTGGCGAAAATGTAGCACGTAGGGCTGCCTTACGAATTGTTGCGGCATCTGGCGAAAAGAAGCCTATATGCGCTTCGTAATCCGCCATCATCTGTCTCCAACCTTTGACCGCATCCGAAATCTGATTTAATTCGTAAAAATACGGACTGAAGGATTGTAGAATAGCACAGTTATGAATCAGTGGAATTCCAGCGTACAAAGCATCCAGTAAATACGACTTTAGTGGACGAAAACGCTGATGCGCTATAAATACTGATTTATCCCTGCGTAAATCAGGCAACCGTACGCGTGCTACCATATTCCCACTAATATCTGGCAACAGTAGATTTCTCGCAATATTTGACTTGAAAAACTCATTATTCCCAGTCGCTGTTCCATTATGAACACAAACCCGAATCGGACATAGCGATTGACGAATTACACTCACAATATTCAATGGAATTACGCAATGCGAACTATTGCTTGTGTTGCTTTCTACAATACGTGCACACCACGACATTGTTTTGGGTGCGGATTTATCCAACGAGGTATCAATACGGGTAGCGCTCTCTTGCCACGACGGGATAGTATTGGTTTGAATATAGTTATCCAGTGAATCCGGATCCCAAATATACGGAACACGAATGACTTTCCGTTGCGACATAAATTCGAGATACTGAATATCCTGTTTGGAGTAAAAATCGTACGTCCATAGTGCGTACAGATTTGTAAAATCGCGGCGCAAAGGATTAAATGCATAGACACAGGATTCCATATCTGTAAAAATCGGCGGATAATGAATAAATCCAATAACTCTATCTGCTACTTTTTTCCTATCCTCCGCAGAGAACGCCCATACAACTTCCAGAACTAGGTCAAAATGTAGGTCTTTTGAATCCGATGACCACGCACTCATCTTTCTATCAATAAACTGAACATCGATAAAACGCGCACTTTCACCTTTTTTATAGAGAAAGGTCACATCGTGTTTCGCTAGTTCAAAAGCTTTCCCGATTGCGAGGGCGACTTGCGGAATACTTCCGCTGAAATAACTGTTTTCAAACCGCGCTGTTATACCGATTTTCATTTAGATAATTAGATTTCAATACGGTTTAGACTAGGGTTGGATAGCTCCAATGTATACTATATGAAACATTAGTATTATAAACAGAAATGTAATTCTTGTTTATAATATGTCAATGATACAAATCTGTATTCATGGATTTCATAAAAAGGGGGTACTGCGCACTACGTAACTTCGTAATCGCGCTACTACGTAGTGGCACTACGTAACTTCGTAATCGCGCTACTACGTAGTGGTACTACGTAACTTCGTAATCGCGCGAAGGGGGAGATATCCCCCTTAAGTTTAGACTATTTAACACCTTTGCCATTAAAAATGGCAAAAGGTTGGTTAGCCGTTTTTCTTGAACTCGCCACAAATTTGCGACCCAATGGGTGGCAAAATATCGGCGTTTAAAATGGAAAATGGTGTAAGAGGATTTCTCCACTTCGTAGCCGCGCCATGGGGAGATATCCCCTAATGTAAATAAAGGTGGATGTCTTACCTCGAATTGGGGTAATCATGGAGCAGGTGCTGGTGCAGGTGCTGGCTCAGCAGCAGGCGCAGGCTCAGCAGCAGGCGCAGGCTCAGCAGCAGGCGCAGGCTCAGCAGCAGGTGCAGGCGCAGCAGCAGGTGCTGGTGCAGGCGCACGACCACGACCACGACCCGGAGCCGTTCCTGTAGCAGGCGCAGCACGAGCAGAAGGCGCAGCAGCACGGGCAGCAGGCGCAGCACGGGCAGCAGGCGCAGCACGGGCAGCAGGCGCAGCAGCACGAGCAGCAGGCGCAGCACGGGCAGCAGGCGCAGCACGAGCAGCAGGCGCAGCACGAGCAGCACGAGCAGCAGGCGCAGCAGCCGCAGCACGAGCAGCAGGTGAAGCAAATTCGGGAAAAATAGGTCCGAAACCTAAAAACGCAATAAAAGCAACTAAACCCAACCATCCCGCAGGACCAGAAGATATAACATTAAAATATTCACCATCGGACTTGAATGTAACACTATTTGATGCTTTTTGTCCTTCCAATACTATTGGAACAGGAGGTGAAAATATATACGGAATAGGAATTGGAATTGGAATTTGAGCATT